CCTTAAACATAATATGGACTGAAACACGCAAGGTTGTTGAACCAGAACTACTAGCTACTAAAGGATTCAAAACAACAAAATTCAACAAACAAGTATTTAAGGCTGTTTGTGTAATAGCAACCGCATCTGTAGTTCTAACGAAACACTCAGCAAGATTAGAGGCACAATAAAAAGGTAACTCCAAACACGCTGAAGTGCTCTGATTTGCTGACAATAAAACATGCGGGGCTGCCAACGCTTCCATAGGTTGACTGGAATTTTCTTCAGATCTCAAATACGGAGGGTAAGCGTAAGCAATAAGAGTGCCTTGATGTTGTGGAGTACCCACCACTTGAATGATAGCACACATTTTTCCCTTCCACTTTGCCATGGATAAAAATGGAACAGCTAGCAGAGCATTAGATACAATATCTGCCGGTACCAACACATTGGTGGTTAAAATAGATGCAAATACATCAGACGTTGTCCAGTCAACTGTCTTAACAAAAAAGGGTTTGTTCAACAAATGTGAATAGTCTTGTCGGTTGTTAGTATGAAGAGAATAGGCACCGACTGGCCCACTCTCATATATGTCTTCGGCCTCCTGGGCCGGTCTTGTCCTGACACTAGACATAAACTTGTCAGTAATCGATTTAATTATATTTGTGATCGTTATCTAAGATCAGCCAAACGATCATTAGGCTGAAATTTACGATAGCATCGTATATTTACAAAATTAACATGTAAAATAATACGTTACGCATCCATAGCCGCTTGCGAAAGCGTTAGAACTTATAATGCCTAACGGGTAATCTGCCTAACCACGGTAACCAACCTGGTGTCATAGGCCATCTAAACAAACGACTTAGATTGGATTTATGAGGCCGAGTGAAAAACTATCTATGTCATTCTTATACAACATAGAAAGATACTCCCCAGACAATTCACAAACATCCACTCCAGTCTCATGACACGCTTCCATAACTCTCTCTTTAAGACCACTCTTATCTTCGTGTAAAAATATTTCACGTTGAAAATTTAAGATCTTATCACGAAAAATTTGATCGGCATCATCACCACCTCTAACCCAATGTAGAGTACCAAGTACCGTGTTCAAATCTAGAGGCGATGTAACCTCTCCTAGTGTAGTATGGTATCTAAATCCACGCTTCAAAAATTGGCAATCTTCAATAGATCTGGTCTCATAATCCCAAGCCCCTTTAACAGCTGTTGTAAAATCTAAGCCCACGCTGTTACATACTTTAGCGTACTCCGGTCCATTGAACCACGCTTTAAGTTTATCGGAAACAAACACCAACTTATCATCACCATAAACAGCATCATACACATTAGCAATGTAATGTTCAATGCTGGGTTTTATTCCTTGAATATTAGCTAACTGATGGTATACATATGCACCATACATTTTATTTATCAAACTATTATAATCTGCAGTTAAAAACCAACCAGATGGTAAAGAATGTGTAGTAACAAGCACTTCATTCATATTAAGGGTCGGTGTGTTGACTCCTAACATTAATATACTTTCCAACATGGCTCTCTCTTCCTTAGTACCGTCGAATTTCCGTAGTATTATTCTATTCAACGCATACTGGAATTGAGCCAACATCTTACCATCCCACTTTCCATAATCCCCATCGAACACATTGTTGCCATACTTCTGCGCTATCTTATACAAAGTCTTAAAATCCTTAAAAGGATTACAGCCAATCATAATACCATTACT